TCTCCGATGTCCGTCCATCCGTCCGGGTAGCCCTGCAAGCGTTCACATTCAAGCGGGGTAAGACGGCGCACTATCGCACCTGTTCTGCATACGTTCTGTAGATTGTAACTTACCCCGCCGTTGCTTTTTGCTTGCAGCGTACCGTTTATATCAGGGTTTTCCGTACCATTGCGGCAGTCAACGGCTGCAACCATCACCGCTTGCTGGTCGTGCATGGTGTTCAGCGCACCTGCTTTATCGCTCACGCTTTGGTTCGCCTGACCGTTTCCAACGCACAGAGCCGTGTAATCAGTCACTCGGTTCTGATGATCCCAGGTCAGGGTAGGAACGGTCACGCCGTCGCCGTTTCCTCTTGCGTCATACACTGCCGGCCGATCAATGGTATTTAAGGTATAGCTCTGATTTTCTCTCCATTCTTTTCCGTTGCATCCTGCCGTGTCGGCTCGGTCAATTCCGTTTCCCTGCAAGCACCACACTGAAATTTCAGCGCTCTTTCCAGTTCCTCCGGCAGTTTCTTCCCCCTGCGCTCCGCTCTGTTCAGAATCCCCTGACAAGCCTTTGCGCTCAAAGAGTATTTCGGGTGCGGACAGTCCTCCAAAATCTGCGACAAGCGCGATGCGTTTTCTTCTCTGGGGCGTTCCCCAAAACTGCGCGTCGTGTACTCGCCAAGCAACGCTCCAGGAACCATCTTCAGCGTAATAGCACCCGGATTTTGTCCATCCGCCGTTCGGGACACACACAGACACAGCGGCTCCCGGCTCTGCGACTTTGATGATTTCTTCGATGACGGCTGCAAAGTCCGCTCCTTTTGGGTTTCCGCTGCTAAAGGCTCCGGGGACGTTTTCCCAGACCATGTATCGAGGCCTTGCATAAGCAAAGTTTCGCCCACTGCGTACATCTTGTTCTCTCATCTCCTTTACGATTCTCATTTGTTCCATGAACAGACCGCTTCGCTCTCCGGCAAGGCCTGCTCGTTTTCCGGCAACAGACAGGTCTTGGCACGGCGATCCGCCTGTAATGATGTCAACCACAGGCGCTTCCGCACCATTGATCTTCGTTATATCGCCGTAGTGTTTCACTCTTCACTACCGATCCTTTCTTTGTCTTCGAATTCGTTTCATGTGCTCCCATCCTCCATCATTTTCTGCACTGCCTGCATCATAAGCGGCGTCATGGGTTCTCCGTGCGCGCGGATTCTCTGCGTTCCGTCCTGCATAACCGCGTCCAGCCGCGCGCGCAGCTCCGGCGAGATGGCGCGGTCTTTCGTCTTGCGATCTGCCAGGGATTCATAGACCATTCGGAAATTGGCTCGGTCTGCTTCCTGGTTTTCGGATATGCAGAGCTGCCGCCAGCCGAGACGCCGCACGACCTCCCGCGTCATGGGCGGGAGCGCATCCATCGCCGCCTGCTCGCCCTGATAGCCGTACCGTGCGATCGCGTCCATCGTTTCTCGCCACGCGCTCCCCCAATCCGGGAGGTCGCCCGCCGCTGCGCTCAAGCTGAAGCCTCTGATCTCTGCGATCGTCGGCGGCCACTTTTCCGTCGCTGCCCATTTCCGAAGTCCCGCGTCTGCAACGGGAAAAGGAATGTCCCGCAGCATTTCATACCACAGATTCCGCGCAGCGTCGTTCGGAAGCAGTTTGTCGTTGTTCGGGTACAGTGCCTTGAGCGCGGAGGCGAAAATCGCAAATTCTTTTTTGGTCATCCGTCGCCTCCCCCTTCTGCCCATTCCGCCATGCCCCGGCAGAATTTGGTCAAATCGTCCGGTTTTCTGTCCTCTGCGGCAGAATAGGTTTCGTCATAGTCGCCGTTCAGCGTCTTTGCAAGATGGCTGTCGTCCATCAGCCAGCCAAACGTCGCCTTGAATTGCAGCTTGTTGTTTCCGTTCAGGACGGAAGATGCCGCCGCTTTTCGGAACGCAAGCTCGATGTTCTCGATCCCGTACCGCTCCGTCAGAGAGACGACGTTTTCTTCCATCGGAGCGGACAGCATTCTGACGCGGGAAGCGTAGCTGCAGATCTGGTTGAACAGATCGGTCACAGCGCGGATGGTTTGTCGGCGGCTGTCGGCTGTTTGTGCTTCGCGTTTTTCCCCCGTACCCCCTTTTAACGAAACCACCTCCTTTATACCTCCTACGTTCTTTAATCTATCCTCTGTATCTGTATTCTTAACTCTTCTTTCTTTTTCTTTTTCTTCTTCTGTCGCGTTAGGTTGCGTTAGGTGCGCGTTAGACCTAACGTTAGGTTTCTCTTTTCCGTCGGGCGGAAGCGACTTTTTATGCTTGTCGTACCACGCTTTTTGACGGATTCGCCCCTGTTCTCTGACCCTATCCATCGCGTCGATGTTCTGATATTCCTCCCAGTTGGTGATGCAGAGCGCGCCGCCTCCCTGGATCATGCCGAGCTCTTCCAGAACCCGCAGGGCCAGCGTGACCGTCGCGGTCTCAAATCCAAGCTCGTCCGAGAGGGTTTCCGTTGTATACGGCACGTTTTCGGTCAGAAAGATCATGCCGCCGGTATTGCATTTGCCGGCCAGAACCAGAAGCATGATCCAGATGAGGACGATGTTGTTTCCTTCCGGCAGATGCCGGATGTATCGGATTTTTCGGTTGGAAAACATCGCAAGGTTGAGTTTGATCCACTGTAAATCGCCCATGTTGATTCCTTTCTGCGCGTGGCGTTTGTACCGCCACGCGCCGATTCGTTTGTTCAGAACGGGAGTTCTCCGTCGTCGCCGTCCAGCAGGGCGAAATCCGAAGCATTTCCGGCAACTCGGCGCGGGGAATCTTCCGCACCGGAAAAAGCCGCCTGCCCGGCGTGTTCTCCGTCCGTTCTCGCGCTTCCGAAATAGACGTTATCCGCCACAACCTCGGCGGAGGTCCGCTTGCCGCCGTCCTTGTCCGTCCAGTTTCGCATTTGCAGACGGCCCGAAACGACGGCCATCTTCCCCTTGCTGAAATACTTGCTGACAAACTCGCCCGTGCTTCTCCAGGCGATCACGTCGATGAAATCCGATTCCTTTTCTCCGTTCTCGCCCTTGAAATCGCGCTCAACGGCGAGACGGAAGGACGAAACGGGCGTCCCGCTCTTGGTGTGCCGCAGCTCCGGGTCACGGACCAGTCTGCCCATGATAGCAATGTGGTTCAGCATACTGCGCCGCCTCCGTTCTCGGATTGCAGGTCTGCGCAGGCCCGAAGGGCAGCCGCCTCGCGTTCGTTCTGGCGCTTCCTGGCCTTGTCCTCTGCCAGCGCCAGAGCCGCGTCATATTCGTCCGCGCACAGCGCCTTGAGACAGGCGGTGATAACGTCGTCGTCGTAGCACGGCTTTTCCCCTGGAGCAAGGACGAACATCGTATTGAGAACGACCGACGTGAACATACGCAGAAGCGATTTCTCAACCGGCTTGATCCTCGGTGCTTTTTTTCTGATACTTGCTTTCATTCGTAGCTTTCCCCCTCAAATTCATCCGGCGGCGCGTTCAAAACGTCCGTGATCCTTCCGCCGTCCCCGGTCAGAAGGGCGGAAGGGATCAGGAAGCCGACGGAAACGTAATAGTTCTGCTTCGTTTCTCCGGTCTTTTTCTTCGTATAATCCTTTCGGACGTATTCGCCCATGACCGTTACCACGTCTCCTTCCTCCAAACAGAGCGAGAGGTTGTAGAAGGGGCTTCCCGCGTAAACCTTGCACACGATGAATTTACCCCTCGCGTAACGGATCACGAACTGTACCGTCCCGGCTTCGTATTCCTCGCCTCGGTTCCTGCTGCTGCGGTAGCTTTGGCTTGGCTTTCGCAGCAGCTCGCCCCAAACGATGACGGTAGACCGGTACGAACCGCTCCCCTCGTCAAAGACCTCCTTGGTCTGAATGTAGCCGCCGTGTAATCCTTTGCTCATGCCGTTCAGCCCTTAGGAAAAGAAACTGTCGAAGGCGTCGGTCCCTTCTCCCGCGTCCGTGGAGCGCTTGCCTGCACCCTGCTCGTCGATTCCCGGCGCGCTTGCCGTTTTACCTTTTCTCGCCGTTCGTTCGTCTGCGGGCGCGGAAACGGGCTCCTGCGGCGTTTCAGCGCCTTCCGTCTCCCCGACGGGCAGCTCGGAATATCCTCCTGCGGCCTCCAGTCGCTTCGTTTCGGCGTAGGCCGCCGCGTATTCCGCGGGAATGATGGAGCCCTCGCCCTGCTCCGCGTCCTCGTCGGCCTGGATCGCAAGCCGCACAGACTTCGGGGCCATGCCGTCGCTCAAAAGCTGCTTCGTGACGGTTTTGAGGCACATCTTGATATGGGGCTTTTCATCCGGCAGAGCGAACCACGGAGAGCCGTTCTGGAGCTTCCAGACCTCGCGGCTGTCCAGCTTTCCGGCTACCAGCTTCCGGTAGGTTTCCAGCTTGCCCTTGAACGCCGGGGAGTAGCGGTTGGCGTGGGCCAGAATCTCTTCGTGGCTCATGTATACCCAGTTTTCCAGACCGCCGTATACCGGCGTCAGCTTGTAGTATGCGTAGTAGCCGGTGATGGGCAGGGAGAGCCGCTTTTCCTCGTCCGTCTCCCACCGGAAGATCGGGTCCCTGCTCTGATCCCGGCCCAGGAACTCCCCTTCCCGCACGTCGCCGTATCGGATTTTGGCGTAAGCGCCGGAGCGGACGGCAAGCTGGGTAATGCCCTTCGCAGAGAGCTGGAAGTTTGCGGATTTTTTCGTGTTGCCGAGATAGGGGATGATGTTGTAGTCGCCCAGCGCGATGGAGAGGCCCAGACCGATCTCGCCGTAAAGGGCGGCGGTCACAATGTCGCCCCAATCGCATTCCCGGAGCTTGGGGCTGTCCGATACGACGCGGATCACGGTCGAGCTGACCTGCGCTGCCGCCTGCGGGCTTCCGCAAGCCTTGGACAGCATAGCCTGCATGGAGTTTCCGGTAACGAAGGCCGAGAAGGATTTCTGCGGAGCGGCTGCGCCTCTTACCGCAGAAAGCGAATTTGACATTTGCATTTGATTAACCTCCAAATAAGATTTGATTCAGTTTCTTCGCGTTTTTCTTGTTCGGGTAGCGCCTCCCGCTCAGCCACGCAACGGCGGTATCTGCATCAACGCCGACGTCTCGGGCAAGGGAGCAGATGGTACGCAATCCGTCCGCCGCCATCCAGCGCCTGATCTCGCTGGCATAGTCCACGTCAAGCGCCGGCGACTGGAAAATCGCGTATTTTTTCGTAATGCCGCGCCGGACGCGCGAGGCGATGCAGCGGAAATTTCTCCGGTTCAGCGCCCTCTCGCATTCCTCTGCGGTTCCGATGCACAGAAGCTCGTCCGTTTTCGCATCGTAGACCCAGTAGATCAATCTGTTGTTCATGCGAGCACTCCTGCCGCCCGGAGCGCAGAGAGTTTTCGGTAGACCGTCCGCTTGGACGCGCCGAGCTTTGCCGCGATCTGGCCTGCCGACAGGTTGGACTTCCATGCGGAACAGATTTCCAAGCTGGAAGCTTTCTCGGGTCTGCCGACTGATCCGTCCGCCCTCCCGCTCTCCGTTCTGGAAAGACAGTTGACGCATTCGGGGTATGGGCAGGCCAGGCAGCGGTCGATTTCCGCCTGCGTGTCCGGGCCGCGCCGGATCGGCTCCGTGCCGACCCGCCACGGCAGGACCGCCCTGCCGCGTCCACATATCATTCGTTCCAGATCGCTCATGGTTAAACCTCCGAGATTCTGATTTTGTGTGTATAGAGGAGCATTTTTTTCTTCAACCGGTAAACCTCGGTTCTCACGCCCTTCGCGTCCTCTACAACGTGTGTACCGTCCTCCGTGTAGTAGTCAAAGTCGGCATAGTAGGCGCATTCGCGTTCAAGGACGCGGCCCGGCTTGAATTGGCCTTTTTTCGGACCGGCTTTGTAAAGCTCCGTGCAGCTCTCTCGCTGTTCCGGGATCAGAAGGTATTTGACCTGCCGTCTCAAGCCGTGGATTTTTCCGGCCTGTTCCATCGCGGTCAATTCCAGCCACCGCCGCGCCTCCTTCTTGCTGTCGAAGGTGTTCCCGTTTACCGTGACTTTTTCCGCGTGGTATTTGGAGCTTCCGCGCGCTTTCGGCTTCCCGTAGGCGGCCTTGAGCTGGTCCAGGACCGCCTTTTGGTATTTCTCCGGCAGATCGGTTACTTGGATCGGCATCTCGCGCCTCCTTTTCGGATCAGCTCCTGTGTGTCCGCCCTGCGGATTTCCCAGGATTCATAGCAGGGGCCGAATCTGCTGGCGTATTTCAGCGCGCGAGGAAAGGACGGAAGGACGGCGCAGTGGCAGACGTCGGAGGATCGAAACAGGGCGATATACCCGGATTTCAGATCAGACATCTTCTTCCCCCTTCGGGACTTTTCCGTACCTGATATCGTTCGTCACCAGAAACACCTTCAGGGCCGCAAGCTGCGGGCCTGTCACCCAGACGCGAAAATCCACGGCACGGACGGGCAGGGCGGAGGGCTTTTCGGAAACCTCCGGCTCTCTGGGCCGTTCCGCAGGCTTCTGCGGCTGGCGTTGGAACATCGGCGGGATCTTCGCTTCCTCGGCTTCGGCCTCCGCTTTGCGCTGCGCGGCCAGTCGTTCCCACCGCTCTGCGGTTGCGGTCAGCTCCGCGTTCCGGCACAGCACACCGGCAAGATCGTGGGTCCGTCTGAACTCGTCCAGAAGCGTCGTCTCGAATTTCGAATTCAGCGCAAGAATCGCGGCAGCGCCGTCCTCGCATTCCCGGATCGCCCCCTGAATGTCGCCCTTCGCCGTGTCGATGGAGTAAGTGGCGTTTCCCCACTTGGGGAATCTGGCAGTCAGATCGTCGAAGCTCAAAAAATCTCCTGCGGAGCTTTCGGCTTTCGCTTCCGCAAAAAACGCTTTCAGCTCGTTCAGCTTCTCAGCCTTCGCCGCCTCCGCATATCCGTCAATCTGGGTTTTCAGGTTGGAATAGGCGGAGCGGGCTTCGTCCGTCAGCGCCTTGAACTTCGGCTCCACGGCCTCGTATGGAGCGGCGCAGGCTTTTTTGACGGCTTTTCTCGTTTCGTCAAGCCTTGCAATGACCTTGTTGATCCGGGCGGCGTCTGCCTTGGCCTGCGCCACGGTGTCCGCCGTGACGACCATCCCGGCATAGGGCTTCATCATCTCCGCCAGCGCCGCCTTTGCCTCGTCAAAGTTGGCGGCAATCGGGAAGGAAGCGATCGTGGAAAGGTCTGTCGTTACGGCAAATTCAAACTGTTGCATTCGTGTTCCCCCAATCCGTTGATTTTTCGTGTAAGATATATCGCGCATGGTAGCCGCGATCCGCATTCGGCTCCATGACGCTTTCGATGTCATAGCCAAGCGCGCGGAGCTCAAAGACCCTTGCGCCCAGGCGGAAGCAGCCGAACAGCTCCAGGGCGGTCATGGCGGTAATGCTTCCGTATTCTTGCAGATAGGCGAGGATTTGCTTCCTCTGCGTCGTTTTCTTGTCACTCATAGCGGCTGTACTGCCGGAATCCCGGCTTCGGGGTCGTATTCCGTGATCTCGCGGCACACGAACGTGGGCTTGGGAAGGTTGATCTCCTTGACGAGCGCCCGCTGGCGCGTATTCTTCGCCGTCGGCGCGATCACAAGATCGCCCTGCACGAGCGGGAGCTTGGTGCTGTAGGCGTAGCCGCCGCCGGAGTAGTAGCCGTTTTCCTTGAGATACATGACTTTTACGAACATAGTGCTTTCCTCCTAAAAAATGATTGTTGTTGGTGGAATTCTCCGCTCCTGAACGCAGCTCCAGAACTTTTTCGTTCCGTCCTTGACGTATTCCATGTCGGCAAAGCAGTCCGTCCGCTCCAGCGTGTAGGAGCGAATCACCACCTCGCTGCGGGAAAACAGGGCGGCGAACAAGGTCGCCTCGTCATAACCGGTGCAGATCAGTTGTGCCAAAAGCTGAATATAGTAGTGCTGGGGTATTTGACCATTCCAGGCATCCCAGCCGGCCTTTCCGTTCGGCTCGGATGCCTTGAACTCAACGACGCCGCGCCGCCCCGTCCCGTTGAAGTATTCGCCGTCCAGCGTGGCAAACAGCCAAGGAACGTCCGGATTCTGGAGCATATCGAAGGGATGATAGGAAACGGTCAATTCCGGGTGCATCGCCGCGAACAGGGTGCGAAGGGCGGGCTCCATGCGAACGCCGCGCGAGACGGCTTCATTGCCGGACAGGTCCGGCGCTTCTATCTCGCCCACCTTCTGCCGCCAGAGCGTGAGCGCGGAAGTCCACGGAGAAAGGCCGAGGGCGGCGGCGGCTTCCGACGCGCCGATACCAAGCGTTTCCCGCTTTTTCAGCCAAGCCTCCCGCGTGTACGGCTCCGGCACGATCCGTACCGGACCGTCCTGCGTTGGTTTCGCTGCGGGAGGGAAGACATCTTCCCATTCCGAAGCGTTCCGCTCGTCCCGATCGTCCGGTTCCAACGGATTGTTTTCTGCTTCAATCCGCATCGTTTCTCCCCTTCCGCTTCGGCTTTCCGGCCTCTTTCCAGAGGTAGATCAGCAGGGGCAGTCCCATCACGATCACCGCCCCGGCGACCACGGACGCGCCGGTTAAAATCTCGCCAAGTATTTTCAGCGCCATTTCCGCACCTCCTTTACATCATTGGAATCGTTGGATTCTTTTTTGCTTTTTCGGCTGCCGCACGTTTCTGTTTGTAAGCGTTATATGCTTGCCGGTAGCGGTAGGAATCACCGAAGATGTTCCAGGCAGCTTTGACAACGTTCGGTTCGTACTTGCCGATCTTCTCCAGATCATCGACGGCCTTGTAACTGATCGGACAGCCGCAGCAGCCGGTTCTGGTAAGCCCGTAGACCTCGTAGGCGTCGGAATAGCGGATGGAGTAGGTCTCCTTGTACCAGGCCTTGTCTTTGTCGCTCACATAGTAAAGCGGGCGGAGGCGGTACTGCCCGTTGGCGCTCTCGCCGAAGCACAGCGCCGTGTTGTCCTTCCGTGGAACGCTTCTCATGCCGCCCTCGTCGCGCCGCTCACCCGTGATAATCATTTCATAGCCATTCTGGACGCTGTGGGCGAGCTGCTTCTTGCAGTAGTCGCAGCATTTCGCGCTGATCTTGAAGTCAGGGGGATTCTCCCGGATAAAGTCCAGCATCCACCTGGAGGAATTGATCACAAGCTGAATATTCGGACGCGGCTCTCCGGCAGAATTGCAGCAGCACAAGAAATTCAGAGTGCTTTCACATTTGGGGTATCGCTCACGAAGCTCCTTTCGCTTCGCGGCTTTGTCCTGTGCTTCGTTATATTCATCTGCAACACTCAGCGGAACGCCTTTCTTCTGCCATCCCTCCAGTCCGGCAGACATAATCTTGCTGACGAACGGCTGACCGTGTTCTCTGGTCGCTTTGACGATGTTCACCTTTGGCCTGTAGGTTTTGATCTCAACGCCGTATTTCTCAGCCGTTTCCTTCACGTGCTTCCGGGTGGCTTGCATCTCAAGGCCGGTTTCAAAAAAAACGTATTTGATCGGCGGAAGATTGAATTTTTTCCGCGTGCGCTCAATCAGGTCGATCATAATGTCGCTGTCAGAGCCGCCTGAATAAGAGCAAATTGCGTTTGGGTGTTCCCGCAGCCGCTTGGCAATAATAGATTCGATCGCTTGAAATTTGCGCGCCGAATCGAAATCGGCATAGGCCGGTCGGTCGGTATAGACCCTGCTTCGATATTCTCCATCTGTCGGTTTGTTCAATTCGTGTTCACCTCCTCACCACATCGGCAGGGCCGCTCTCGCGTCCTCTGCCGGGATTGCAAGCAGTCGATTCAGCCTCCGCAGCGTTCCAAGCCGCATCTGCTCCGGGTTTTTGATGTAGCTTCGCAGGGTCGTGGGGGACATATGCAGGATCGCGGCCAGCTCCTCCCAGGATCGCCCGTCCGCCATCCTCCGGGCCATGACCAGCCCGACGTAGCCTTCATATGGGCTTCGTTCTTTTCGCAGTCTGGGCATATCTGCCTTCCTCCTCGTCAATAGGCTTCTGCCTGTTCGCGCGAACAGAAGAAATGGAATCCGGCGGAGCATTCTTCGCTGGAGTAATCGAAGTCCTCAACCTCCACAACGTCCCCGGCATAGTACCAGGTCGTGCCGTCGAATTTGGAAATGCCGACCGGCTCGCCGCAGAAGTCCCCGATGATCTCCACGATCTCCGCCTTGTTCGTTCTGCATTTGCCTTCCGGGTTGCCGCGAACCTCAGCGTCCTCCGGAATCTTCGCAACGACGATCACGTCGGCTTTGCACTTCTTGTAGACCAGAGCAGGCGGATCGAACGTGCGGAGGCAGACGTCCATTCCGCGTTCCTTTGCGATCTTGTAGGCTGCCAGGCGCACATCGCAGTCTCCGTCTTTCAACAACTTCTCGATGACCTCCAGCGGAACCTCGCGGCCCTGACAGGCGTTCATCGCCGCCGTGCGCACATTGCAGTCTCCGTCTTTCAGCCCCTTCTCGATGACCTCCAGCGGAGCCTCGCGGCCCTGGCAGGCGTTCATCGCTGCCTGGCGGACTCTCCAATCCGCATCCTTGAGCCCCTTCTCGATGACCTCCAGCGGAGCCTCGCGGCCCTGGCAGGCGTTCATCGCTGCCTGGCGGACTCTCCAATCCGCATCCTTGAGCCACCGCTCGATCACCTCCAGCGGAACCTCGCGTTTGCTTCTCCATTTCATTGTGTTGCCTCCATATCGTTATTTGTATCGTTATTTGTCATTTCTCGCTGCGTTTGCCGCAGAAGATACAATTTTCCTTCGCTCCGCCGAACCGTGACGGGATAGCCGTGATTATGAGCCAAGTTGTAGTATGTCACGTATGCCGAATCGAGGCTGGAAAACTGGGATATATCAACCTCTGCGCAGTCAATCGAGAGAGCAATAAATTCTTTCAGGTCTTTGTGCGCCGCGTCTCGCAGCGGGGCCTTCTTCACCACGAAATCCGGAATTGCTACTTCCTTAAACGGCATAATAGGCTTCCTCCAATCTTCGGATCACGTCGCCGCCGTAGCTGCCCTTGCACATCTCGCAAAACTCAAGCGGCGTAAATTCATCTTTGTCAATGTCGATTCCACGGTCGGCGGCGAACTGGTTTCGTCCCATTTCGCAGGAGCTGGTCAGCCGGTTGTGCCAGACCCACAGATCGCGGGCCGGAATCTTTGCATTCTTGTCCGGGTGGGCCTCGATAAAGGCGGAAATTCGCGCTTCCTCCGGCATATCCTCAAACAGCTTGCCTTGCAGGGCGGCGACGGCCTTTTTTAGCGTCTCGCCGTGGGCAAATCTTCCGCCTCCTTTTGCAATGTAGCATGGGGTCATCGTCAGATCGGAATTGAGAACATATCCCTTTGCAAACCCGGCATTGACAGCGGTGATAATGGTCTGAACTCCGTCCACGTCATGCACGGGTTTCCCAAAAAACACAGCGATTCCGTCGCCGAGGCCGTCGCCGCGGCCGTCGCCTCTACCGAAAAATTCACCATACCAGTGACTGGTCGCCGTTCCGTAGCCGTGTCCGCACTCAAAACTGTAGCCGTATCCGTACCCAGAGCCGCTTCCGTACCCAGAGCCGTCGCAGCCACCGCCCCCATCGCCGGAGCCGTAGCCGCAGCCGTCTCCGTCGCAGTCGCCGCGACCGGAACAAAAGCCGCTGCCGTCGTTCCCGTCGCCGGTAGACAGAAACTCCATGACCCGTTCCTTCAGCGCTTCCATTCCGGCACCTCGTTGATGCACTTGACCGCCTCCTCGGTACAGGGTATGATCTCAATCACGCCCAGCACGGTCATGCTCGGAACCGTCACGGTGAACTTGCAGTTTTCGGGAGCCTTAACGCCCTCCGTGGCGAGCTGGGAAAGGCTCGCGGCTCCCTCCCAATACCACAGCCGTCTTGCGTTCACCAGATCGGCCTCGTCGCCTCTGCGCTCCTTGATTTCAGCGTAAAAAACGCCGGCCCGGTCGCAGCGGATGATGTACTTCTGATTTTTGGCCTTGTTCATTGCGGTTTCCCTCCATTTTTTGTTCATGTGTTTTCTCCTTCCTGTAAACTTTATGTGGTAGAGACAAGCGCGGCTTGTCCACTGCTGTTCGTCCCATTATTGGGACGATCCGGCTAAAAAAATTTGGGCCTTCTCTGCGTCGTCTCGAATGCCAAGAATGGAGCAAATCTTTTTTGCCTCGTCCAGGTTGAACGGGGTCTTTCCGTTGATCTTATTGCTCAAAGTATTCTTGGACATTCCAAGTTGCGCGGCTAGGGCCTGCTGAGAAAATCCGGCTTCAACGATTTTTCCCCTTAATCTGTTTGCCTGCATAGGTCTCACTCCTTTCGTCTCATTTTTGGGACGGTCTTATCTTAGCACACCTTTCGTCGCTTGTCAACCCATTTTTGGGACTTCTGTAAAATATTTTTGTTTGTGGTATTGCGTTTTTGGGACGGATGTGCTAATATGGAATCGGAAAGGAGGTTGATTTCATTGAGTGATTTATCGAATCGCATTCTTCGGTTGATTGAAGATAAAGGATTGTCTTACGGCGAGCTCGCAGAAATGACTAATATACCGAAATCTGCGTTGCAGCGCTACGCAACCGGAGAGACCGAAAAGATACCGCTTCCTCGCATCGAAATAATCGCAAACGCATTGGGTGTTTCGTCCGCATATCTGATCGGATGGGATACTGCGGGAGAGCAAGAGCCAAACAACGAAAGACAGCCCTCCGTTTCCGAAGAGCTGTCTGAGGATGAGATCACGCTGATACAAGCCTACCGTGCGCTTCCCGTCCACGAGCGCCAGCACGTTCTGTCGCTTCTGCGATTAGCAGCCAAGCCAGGCCAATCAAATCCGGCCTCTGCCGCAGAATAGTGATCAGTTCAATTTCGTCTCTTTCCATGATTGTCTCCTGATTTTCTTTGATTCGAGGGACAGCCGCCGTGCCGCCAAGCTGCCGACTGTCCCTCCCGCTGGGGACGCTGTTATCATAGCACAGCGCCTCCGTCAACTCAACGCCAACAACGCGCATTTTTGCGCATTGAATCGCACGAAAACGCACGGAGGTGTAAAATGCCGTCAAATTTACACACGCACGATCTGATCTTACGCATGAAGGCCATCAAGGAGGAACAGCATTTATCCCCGCAGGATATTGAGCGAATGCTGGACGCTGCCGGCTATCACGTTTCCCAGAACTCCATCCGCAAAGTCTTCGCAGATGGTTCCGAAAACAGGAATTTTCGGTTTCACGATACGATACAGCCGATCTCCCGCGTCCTGTTTGGAATCTACGGATCGGACACGGATGATTCGGAGGTGGAGGGCCTTAAGGCTGCGATCCACGTCAAGGACGAGCTGATTTCAAAACTGGAAAGCGAGCTGGCCAGAGAAAAGACAGATACCGGTGGTCGCATCGAATACCTCAAGCACCAAATCGAGCTGAAAGATCAGCGCATCGACAAGCTCATGTCCCGCGTCGATGTTCTGCTGGAGAGCTTGCAGGAAATCACAAAGAAGATATAACGCCGCACTGTGACGCTTCAAAAGAAAGGAAGGTTAAAATGCAGTCAGACAAAGAGAAAACACGGGAAACGATCGCGCTGGTTCTGTACGGAGTGATCGCCCTGTGCATAATCGCTCTGTTCTCTATGTGCGTCTTTGGGGGAAAGGACGATGATTCTATCGGAGAATCGGATGCTTGGGTTTGCGCGCAGGACGTCGTTAAGAAGAATCTGAAATCTCCGTCCAGCGCAGAATTCTGCCTCATGTCCGAAGCCACCATCCACTATAACGGAGAGGACGGCGGCGGCTCGCGGTATACGGTCTCCGGCTATGTTGACGCGCAGAACAGCTTCGGCGCGACGATCCGCCAGAATTTCACGGTGAATCTGACAGTCACAAAGGACGGCTACAGAAGTGCGACCTGCACCTTCTATTAGGCTATGAAAACCCCGAAACCGAAACGCCTGCCGTCCGGCTCCTGGCACGTTCAGCTCCGTTTGGGCGGCGAGAGCATCAGCATCACGGAGCCAACGGAAAAGCTCTGCACGCAGAAAGCGCAGCTCATCAAGGCGGAGCATCTGGCCGGGAAAAAACGCAATCAGGCAGAAGGAGCGGGCGTTACGCTTTCCCGAGCAATCGAGCTTTACTGCGAGGATCGGAGCAACGGTCTAAGTCCGTCCACGATTCGGAAATACTACGCTGTCAAAGAAAACCACTTTCAGGAGCTAATGCCGCTCCGCATCGACCGGATCACCGACCGGCAATGGCAGCGAGCCGTAAACGCAATGCTCGGCACATACGCGCCGAAAACGGTAAAGGTGTCCGTCGGCCTGGTTAAGACGGTAGTCAAGGCGGCTTGCGGTCATTTCCCTGATATAAGCATCGGAAAAGCGTCTGCCCAGAAGGCGCGGGAGATGGACAAGGTACGGTTTCTGGAGCCGGAGCAGATTCCGCTTTTCGTGAAATCCGCCTCCAAATCCCCGCTTTCCGTTCCGATGCTGCTCGCCCTGTCTTCCCTGCGCATTTCTGAAATTGACGGCCTTGATTGGGCGGACGTCGTTTCTGGCAAGGACGGGTTCACCGTCAAAATCCGGCGCGTCCGGATCATGGACAAAGACGGAAACTGGATTTTGCTCGACGGTGCAAAAAACGAAACCTCTGTCCGAAACGTGCCGGTCTTGATCCCGGAGCTTAACAAGGCCATAAAGGAAGCCAGAAAGCCAAGCGGAAAGGTTATGGATTGTTGTCAGGAAACGCTCCGCCGCAGCGCAAAACGAGCCTGTGAAAATGCCGGAATCCCATTCCCCGGAATCCACGGACTCAGGCATACCTTCGCAAGCCTGTCCGCCCATCTCGGCATTCCGGAAATCGTCAGTCAGGAAATCGGCGGCTGGGCCAACGATAAAACCATGAAAGAAATCTATACCCACGTCGCCCGCTCCGACGTCGCCGCCTCCCTGTCAAAAATCCGCGCATTTTATGAATCAAATCAAGGACCAACTGCTGACGAAAATGACGGCGGAACTTCTGACGGAAGTGATAACGGAAAAAGCTGACACCAAATACTCACGAAACCGCTGACAAAAAATGCTAACGAAAATGCTCACGCCAATTAAAATTTGGGCTATATCAAGCACCTTTGTCTCTCAGCGAGATTGTTCAAATCTCTCTCACTCCGCCAAATTTGAAATTCCCGAAATCCTTTGAGATTACGGGAATTTCTTTTTATTTCAACAAAAACGGCATTTTGCGCCAGTGTAATATTGAACGATTTCGGCAAGCATTTGACGATTCCGATTCGTATTTAACTGAGAAAATGCTTACAAAAATGCTCACGAATATTAAAAGATAACCCCGCCGATCGAATTCAGATCAGCGGGGTTATTTCATACGCCATAGATAGCGTTTAACAGCGCGGAAATTTTTTCGTTTGCAATCAGCTCGCTGTCTTTTCTGACGGCAGTAGCCGCGACCTCAATTCGATTGAACAAGGCCGGAACGCGGTCGTACAGTTCACTTGAAAATTTCAACTTTTCGTAAAACTGCATGATCTCTTTTTTCTCGCGTTCTGCGTCCTCTATCGAGATCGCGTCTCGCCGGTGCGCCGCATATAAGCTTCTAAGGCACAAGAATAAGTACGAATCCGGGAGGTTTAAGCCAGCCGGAAGCGGCTTTCCGAGAAAAGCATCTTTCTCCAGCGTACTTGCCACGCGTTCACCTCCTGTTCATTTTCCGAAGTTCAGACCCGAAATAGAACCTGAAACCTGCGTCTTGGATCGATCGGACGATTCGCGGAGGATAGCCGCACCATTCCGCGCTGCTGGAAACCCAAACGGTCTTTCCTTTCCGCACCGTCCACTTTTCTTTCGTCTGCATTTTGTCAAACAAACAGCCGCCAGGTTTTTCCAGACTTGCGAAGCCCAACGGACGCAAGGAGTTTTTTTCTGCGCTCGATCTCGTGCTTCTCGTGTCCGCACCTTTGGCACGGTGTTCTGGTCTCGTCCGGGGAGCAGTTGTAGCCGTAGTCACACAGCTTATCTCCTTTTCCGACGCACACAAGTTTATCTTTTTCCGCCATTTTGTTTTTCTCCTTTCATTTCATCTTTCCAGACAACGAGAAGCGTCCTGATTGAGACAGAAAGAGCTTCGCGGTTGCGGGCGGCGTATCGTATGTCTTCGATTGATACGCCGTTTCTTTCGTCTGCGCAGTAGTTTTCTTCTTCTTCCGCGGACGCAAGATAGCTGTTCAGAATTTTAATGATTTCACCTTTTTCCATTATGTCCTCCCGTATACTCTCTGACGCGCAGTCCGATGTATTCAGCGTAAAGCTTTTCGATTTTCGCGCCCTTGCTGTTTTCCCATCCAGGGAGCAAAAGGATCTCGTCAGCCGCCTCCAATCTGGCGAGAGAAATCCGCATATAGTCTCTCGGAGACAGCCCCTCTGTTTCAACGGATGGGTCTACGACAATATGCCCGTCCGCTTCCAACTTTCGGGAAATCGTCGCAAACTGTTCCTTGTAGTTCGGCCTACCCGTGATCGGACCGGATATGTAAATCTTAGCCACTGTCATTTTCTCCTCTCCTCCCGTCTTTGTATGGACGCATATCCGCACCGCAGTTGGGGCAGAAGCGAAATTCAGTCATTGCCGTGTCCGAAGGGAACATATAATGACAACATGAGCATCGCCCAATATCGTCAAACATCCCGCCGACTTCCCACTTTCCCCCTCACCACCGGCCGCACATCGGCGGCGGGGATGCAATAAACCTCATCGGATAACTTAGGCGCAGAGATAAGCGTCTCGTTTTCGTTTCCGGCAATAATAGGGGCGTTATCAATCAATTCAAGCGCTGTCTCCCGGCTTATGTAATCAGCCATCACTTTTTCCCTCCAAAGTCTCTAAACAGTAAAGTAAAATATATAGCAACAAGAGCCGCGGAGTTCACAAACAAAATAGCATTTGTTGTCTTTAGAACTTCAACAAGTTCAGCCATTGTCAGCCCTCCTGTTCCATGCTTCGACGGCTTCTGCGCGTTCCTCAAACACGGCCTTTATTGTCGACTCACACTTGAAACAGCAAACTCCGAAAAGCTCTTCCGTTTCGTCGTCCACAACAACAAGCGGTTCAACGTTCCCGCAAAACGGGCACGGTTTCAGTTCAGCCAATTCTCCCAGTCTCCTTCCCACGGTACATCGGTGTTGCCCTTCAGCCGGAATCCGTTCCACGCCGCCATAATGCAAAGATGAAGCGGTAAACATAACAGCAACCAAGCAATCCTGAAATTTCGGCGCATAAGGTAGATGCGCTTTTTCATTTCTCGCCGCCTCCTTCCTCCGGGTCGGGCCATTCTTGCGGTGTTTCAACAAAACACCTGTTGCACGTTCGCAGTAACGGGCAGTTTAAGAGACATTCGTACTCAGTGTACAATTTGCAATGCTCCTTAATCAGCCGCACCGCCTCAAACAGTTCCTCCTTAGTTGCCATCGTCCGTCCCTCCTTCCGCTGGCACGATGGTGGGTGCGTGTGTGATGTCCGCTATCTCCGCTACCGTCATATCCTGCGGAGTCCAATCCTCAAGCGTGTCCGGAGCGCAACTGTAATCCTGTGTTTCAAGAGCATCTATCAACGCATCCGCGTCAATCAGCCTCCCATGCCCTTCCGGGAGGGGGACGAGGGGACACCATGACGGTCTGCTTCCGTCATACTCAGCGCCATTCGTTCCTTGTTCCATAGCGGAACACATAATTACGGAACATGGTTCTCCGTCGTTTGTTTCCCCTTTGTCGAGATATGAAAATCTGCAATGATGACATCCATCCGGCATCTCCATGCCACGAATTAAAATATCGGGCATTATTCATCCTCCTTTGCAATTCGGCAATCCAGTTTAACACAAACATAGTTGACCTGGTACAATCTGATCCGTTTTTTCTCTTGGTTTGTAATCGAAAAAGTTCGGGCAACTCTTGAATATTCGCTTGTTATTGCACCATCTCTGTAAATCGCGTATCTCACGCGGCGCATATGGCTTGTTATAGACCATCACATACGGATCATACCCGAGATCCCGAAGTGGGTAAATCCTATCAAGGGCGCGTTCTATGTGTTCAGTCACCGAGCAGTCCTCGAAGTTTGTCAGACAATAAACAGTTCCGACATTTGACTTCCTCACATAGTTTTTCTTGAAGTAGACAAACTTCTGTTCTAAGTTGTCGTTTGGATTATCCCATGCGAAATGTAATCGCTCTATATGCATTGTGTTTAGGTCGTGAATGTCTGCGTCGTTTAAAAGTCTTATGTCAAGCCCTTGGTTGAAGCAAATTTTTGCTCCAGTTTCCTTGTACTGTTGAAATAGTTCACGTTTGTCTTTGCAAGCAGTAATGTTTGGATCGCAGCATTCGATGAGTGGCTGACCGTTCCAAAAGTCAGAAACATCGGCAACCTTTACAGCGCAACGGCCTTCCTTTGGCACAACATGGCAAAATGAGCAACCACGGGGGCAACCACGAGAGGTCATTGCCACCGCAAAATTGTACTGCGGGTAGATGGAGTAGTCAGGGAACATTTTCTCAATGTAGTCGGGCAGTTTTGTGTTTTTACTTTGGTCGAAGTGTTCCTTACCATCCTTGCCCAACTTGATACAGTATCCTGTGCCGCCCTTGATAACCTTTCCACAATTCATCGGCGTATGTTTCTCTTGACTATACACATCGCTGAATACTTTCGACATATAAACGATGTCGCAGTATTCAAACTCGGTTGTCCACCACTTCACCGCGTCACCGTTTGCTTTGTGCCATGCGCTGATCCGCATCAAGGCAAGATTCGGGAAGTTGTGACCATCAACATCAATCAATCCGATTGTCTTGTTCATGCTTCCTCCATCAGATCGAACAGGCTCATGGTCATGCCGCCGTTTTTTTGCTCGCGTTCGGCATCGTCAAGGTTTTTGCAAGCAATTTTATAATAGCTTTCTTTTAGCTCAACGCCGACGTGCCTTCTGCCCATTTTGATAGCCTGATAGCCAGTCGATGCAATGCCGTCAAACGGGTCAAGAACAATGTCTCCCGGATTGCTGTAAATCTCAACGCACCTTTCGATAACTGGAAGCTGTAACGGGCAAATGTGCCGTTCGTCGTTATTTTCGCGGGCAACTTTGCCGTTCAGCGTGTCGCTTTGGTTAATATCCCACCAAACCGGGCTATTGTATTCATCCCAAATCGGGGACGCTACTTCCTGCCAATGGCTGACTGGATAGGTTTCATTTGTATGTGTCACTCTTTCGGGGTTTTCTCCGGGCTTTCTGAACATGACAACATAATCAGGAATCCCCATGCGGCTCATGCAACTGTCTTTCTTGATCTGCTTGTGAAGCAATCCGAGAGCTTTTGTCCGCTGCATTGCGGTTACTGGGTTCTTCCAAATGCAGACTTCAGAATGGTAAATAAATCCAAGAGACTGCATCCAGCGGATAACATCTCCGCGAAAATCGCGAATGCCGATAAATCCATCTCTTTCTTTGCTTGTCGGAAGATTCATGCAGTGAATACAGACGATGCGCCCAGGCATCATAACTCTATACCATTCGCGTCCCAAAAACATATATTGTTCCGCAAATTCATCATATGTTCTGCTGTTCCCCATGTCTCTCTCGCTGTTAGAGTAGGTGTAAAGAGACGCAAACGGGATTGATGTAACGGAAAGATGAATGCTGTTTTCTGGAATCCCTTGCAGAATTTCCACGCTGTCACCGTTATAGATGACAAAGTTCTTCCCTTCATGCTGTTGTAGGCACTTCATTACATTTCGCTCCTTAACCATTTCGGGATAGTCATTTCAACTTGCGGATTATACGGGATCGTGATTTTTACCGTTCCGCGTATATCTCTTTCGAGAATATCTTTTGTGTGCTTGACCATTTCGGCGGTCATAAATGCAGCTTGTTTTTCTTTGCGGTCAATGTTTTGCTTTACGGCTCCCTCTGCTTCGCTCGTTACGATATGAACGGTAACTTTTTGTTTCTGACCAAAACGCCAGCAACGGCGGATTGCCTGATACATCATCTCATAACTGTCAGAAAGTCCAACAAATATCATGTTATGACAATTCTGCCAGTTGAGCCCCCAACCAGCGATCGATGGCTTTGTTACAAGATATCTGACATTTCCAACGGTAAATCCGTTCAATCTTTCTGCCTTGTCTGACGGATTGTCACTTCCGCGTATTTCTACGCTGTTTTCAATCAGCCGCGTTAATTCTTCGCTTTCCGCGTTAAGATCGCACCAGATAAGCCATTGTTCATCTGGCTGCGCGGCGACAATATCTGCGGCAAGTTTGCATCTGTCGGATAGGCTATTTCGTCTCGCATTTCTTCGCTCATTCAAAGTCTTCGCTTCTTTCGCAAAGAATGAAAACTGATCGTCGCAAATATTTATGTCGTATTTTACAACGTGCTCGACGGTTTCAAGCTCCGGCAGATTGTAGCCGTCTCCAGGATAGCCCAAATCAGCAGGATTAGTCAGAACAACGGCCCATGTTGCAAGCCACTCCCAAAATGCATCTTGAGCATGGCCTTTCAATCGCCACTTTGAAGTGTCGCCACCGTCATGTACAAAGAACGTCGCAAGCATTTCTTCCCGGCTCATAACGCCGCAAAATTCTGCTTGATTGCCAAGTTCCATATAATCATTCGGCGCGGGCGTAGCGGTGCAAGAGAGCTTGTACGGCGTTTCTGCAAAAAGTTCGATAATCTCCGTTCGCGTCTTGCTTGTGAAGTTTTTCAGAATGCTGCTTTCATCAAGCACAACTCCGCAAAAAATGGAAGCGTCAAAATGATCTAAAATCTCATAGTTCGTGATATTTATTCCGTTCACAACTTGCGATTGCTCTCGCACCACATTGACGGCATATCCGAATTTCAAGCCTTCACGTTTTGTCTGTTCTGCAACTGCAAGCGGGGAAACAATCAGAACAGGCTTATTGCAATGTTCGTGAACGCGCTGCGCCCATTCGAGCTGCTGGATGGTCTTTCCAAGCCCACAATCCTCAAACATCGCGGCGCGGCCTTTCTTCAAAGCCCAGAAATCAATATCTTTCTGCCATTCAAAAAGATTCTTGTTCATTTCGGATTTTTGCTTTTCAAATCCGCTGCTGATTGCTTTTTGTCTCTTTGATTCAAGAAAATCGTTGTAACTATTCAAGTGTTTCTTTTTCTCCTTCCTCCTTCAATGCGGATTCCATCATGTAGACGGTCCGATCTCCGCCGTTGTACATGATCGGTTCGTCAAACTCGACCTTGTACGCGGTTGGCAGATGCAGGTTCTCCGCAAAATCGTACCGGCCAACAATAACCCCGCTATAGGTCACGCCGCCGAAACAATACGTAACGTGGTCAGACACTTCAAGTCTCTCCATTCTCCGCCTCCATTCCCAATAAATTGAATTACATTTTGTTTTCGCCCTTCGACAAAATCAGCGTAACACTATCGTCAAACAATTTTGTCACACATTGAGAGATTGAGATTGAAATGTGGGCATGGGGGGAAGTGCTTAGCGGCGCGGAGCCGTTCGGAATCTGGCGACCAACTGTAAACGGGGGGCGGTCTATGATCGCTTGTCTCTGGTTATGTTGTGGTTATAGCGTATAATCGAAACATAACCGCCGCCAGCCCGGCCAAGCCTGCACCGGTCCGGCCCTGGCTCGCGTGGCTTGGCATAGCCTGGGCCGATCATCCGCAACGGTGACAGGGTCATCCGCCCCACCTCCGCCCCTATGGGAGCGGCCCTCTGCTGCTTCCCCCCGTCCATCTACCTATTGCTTAGGTAGGTTAAACTCAATTCAACTTTACTATTCTGTACAATACCAAAACGCACAACGATAGACGCGGGCGGGCGCGGGCGCGATGATGCACGTCAGACGGCGCGTGGGCGGTATATCATGCGTTTTGCTCGCGCGCGCGATATTATATAAAGTATATCCATCTGGCGGCATGGAGCGCGGCGCTTCCGTCTGGGTCAGCTTCCGCACGGATCAGAGAGAGCTTGCCAGGATCGCCGGCCGGGCAGCTTTGCGGAGATCAGACTTTTCCCGTGAATCTGGCGTTTCTTTTCCCGGATCGTCTTTTGTTCACTTTGCACAGTTTAACCGCTTCGATTTGTGCAAGTATACAAAGTATGCTATTTGTGTAAAATGTTATTGACTATTTGCGGAAAATGTGCTAAGATACAGACAGTTAGAGAGCAGCACACACCGAGACAGCCGGAAGGCCCGGCGGAAGAGCGCAGCGGCAGAACGGTCCGCAACCTGGCGAGGGGAAACGCGCCTGGAGCCTGTACACCTCCAGAAGAAAACAGATTGTACACGGGCGAGACTTCCGCATCAACAGCGTATACAAGCCCGAAAAAAGAGTATCAAAAAGAGTTGACGCAGGGCCCGCGAGACAGGCCGGGAGCCGAACGCTTGACCGTGGAGCAATGGGACGCCTTAAAGGTAGAAAATAAAACGGTCTGAGAGAAACGGATGGCTACTCTCATAAATCAAAGCCAACGCCCGAGACGGCGCACAGAAAAACTAAAACCCCGCACTTCTGCACCACTGAAAGAAAATATGAGAGAAGCCGCCGGATGATGGCACAGAACGGCGGGATGCAGAAGGCACACCACACCGGGAATCCTGGCCAGGGCGAGCGACGGCAGCCGCCGACGCAAGCGAAAGCCGCCCGGCCAGGCAGAAGCAGAAAAGGAGAAACGCAATGATTATTGACGCGATCTTAGATCGGAAATATGCCGATGAAGTCCGGGCGCAGGGTTACACTCACTGGAAAACCTGCGACGGGAAAATCGAAGAAATCAAATACGATCCCCAAAAAATCTATACGTACATTTTCGGATTTGTCGGCGGCTGCGCCGGAGACGCGGCAGAGGCAATCACGCGAGAGATGGACGGCGGCACGGAAGAATCCGTAAAACAAGCCCTCTGCAAATACATTCTGGATCATGACTACAATCCCGATCTTTGCGAGTATATCAAAAGCCGGGCTTGGCTCACGGAATGCTAAGCCAAGAAAAGAGAGTAACAAAAATGCTTGATATTTCAAAGTTTGAAATTCTGAAAGACACGGACGACAGCTCCGTGATGCGCTATTCCGGAGAGAATCAATACGTGATCTATCAGGACAGCGGCTACTACACGCTATCCGTCCGCAGGCCGGACGGGCTGGAAGAGACTTACGCCTGCTCCACCTTGCACGTTGCGATTGCAAGCATGGAAGACTTGGAGCAAGGAAAAGAGATCTGAATCATAAATCCGAATGGAAGAAAGGAAGCAGAAGCCATGAAAAGCAAAGTGAATCTTGTTGTTTGTTGTGATTATGCCGGAACCAAAAATTGCTTCGGAGACTATTTCCCGGAAGAAAGTTATGTTGCGTTTGCTGTTTCCACCAGCGGATGCAACGACCTGGTTTCTCTCCTGGACAGCATCGGCGGACTGGTTACCGCGAACGTCTGCAACAGCCGCAAAGAGGCCGAAGAAATCGCCCGCGCATGGAATGAGACCTATAAAAAGAACGGAACATATTTCTATGACCGGGAAATGATCCCGGCAAAGGAGGCTTAACCATGGAATATATTATTTCTACCAACGATCGGTACAACTCCGTTGAAATCAAGTTTTCCGCAAAGCCGGACGAGACCACCCGCGACGCCCTGAAAGCGTTGAAATTCCGCTGGAATCGCAAGCTCGGCTTGTGGTACGGTTTCGCCACCGTTGAGGCCGTCAGAAAGGCCCTGGAAGGCGGAAACGCCACCGAGCCGGAACAGCCCCAGCAGAAGCCCGTCAAGCCCGCCACGAGGCCCAACAAGCCCGATCAGGAACATATCCGCATTTACTGGAACGGGCTGAAAATCGACGGCGGGAAGCTGATAAAATGCGGCTACAGTCTGAACAACTCCAGACAGCAGAGCGGAGAGGCCGTGACCATCTACGCCGACGGCTACGGTGCGCAGCTTCCCCGCGATCTTCTGCCCGTGGTGAACGAAACCGACAGCTACACCGACTATTTCGATACCGACCGCGCCACCATCTCCCCGGATCATCCCCTCTATAAGTATTTCAAATATGCGGCGGTCAAGTCCGCGATCCGCGACCTGTCCCGCCATGCTGACTACTGCAAAAAGCAGATGGAGCAGGGAACGGTCAGAAATTCCGCATACTATGCCGACGAGCTGAAGCGGACAGAGGAACGGCTGACGGCCTACGCCGCCGAGAAAGACCCCGGCCAGCCGACCGCCTCCGACCTTGCCGAGATCGACCGCCAGCGCACCGAAGCCGAGAACGCCCGCCGGGAGGCGGAACACCGGGCCGAGCTGGAAGAGCGGGAGCGGGTTCTCCGCCAGCGCACCGAGGGCCGGGAGTACATCGAAAAGGTCATGGAGCAATACCCCATCAAGACCGGGGAGCCTGTCGTGGAAATCCCCTTCTCCGAAAGCCCCGCCTTTGCATCCTGGACACAGAGCCGGGACAAGGTGAGAATGGAGCTGATCCACAACGCCGACGGCAGCACCGAGACCAAAACCATCATCGAGGAACCCCGGCGGCGGCTCCTGCTCTCCGTCAAGGCGGCGGAAATCGTCCTGGACCACTTCGACAAGCTGAAAGCTCTGGAGCATCGGGGCTATGACAAAACCGATTTCGTCATCACCTGGACGGAGCCGGGAGAGACCGAGGAAAGCCGCTACGAAGGCCGCTACGACCTCGGAGACCGGGACGGCGGACTGATTGCCCACATTCGAAATCTCGCTCAGTGGTATCTGACGCATGACGCATTTGGACACGTGAAGCCGGAGCCGGAAACGGAGAGCGAACAGACCAAGCTGGCCGACTGGCTGGAAACCTTCTGCGGGCCGAACCAAGAAACCGCCTGATCAAATCACCATTCGAACCAAAAAACGAAAAAGCCCGCCCCGGAGGTCACGAGGGCAGAAAGGGAAACGAAATGAAGATCGTCAACATTGCGACCGGCGAAACCGTCGCCGAAATCGCCGCGAATCACACGAATTACATCAAGACGCTGGACGACGCGATCGATCTTGTCGGCAAAATGGTGGACCGCTGGGACCCCTGCTCCCCTGTCCTGATCGGCGGGAACCTCTATTTTTACGACGATCTGGCCCTGGAGTGGTAACAATCGATTTGCACCGCGCCGGGCGGTATATCCCGGCAACGTCAGGCTGAAAAATCAACTTTATCGAAACAAATGGAGGACAACTATGAAACTTTATTTTGTGGAATCCGGAAATGCTGACAACTACATCATGTCCGTCTCCGAAGATGGCGTCTGCTGCGACAACTGCGCCCCGGATGGAAAATTCGCCAGAATCTCTCTTTACAGTTACGCCGAGAACGGCGAAAAGATTCCCGGTGAATCCATCGCTCGGGCGATCCGGGAAACTCTGGATCAGAGCGGCTGTAGCATTGAAGATTTCGACTTTGGAGATCCGTGCTACAGAAATTTTGAAGAATGGGAAGCAGAACAGGCTGAGCAGGAATATTTCAACCGAGACAAGGCGTTTCTGATTTGATGCAGAAGTTGGTGGTGACTGACATGAACGAAAAATTTTCCCGCTCCGTGGCGGCCTACCTGAAAAACGCCAGGTACACCGGAAAGAGCAAAAAAACGCTCGCAAATTATGAAAAGCGTCTGCGGCTCTACGGTCTGTTCTGCGCAGACAACGACCTCCGGGAAGATGATTTCCGCACGGTCTCGGCCTGGCGTGATTCCATGCTGGACGCTGGGATGAAGCCCTCCAGCGTCAGCCAGTACCTGAACGAACTGAAAATTTTCTTTACGGCTGTATCAAATCCGATTTTCGGTTCCGATCTCTGCTATCCGGAGAACCCGGTCAGCCCGGAGTTTTTCCCGAAGGTCGCAAAGCGGCCCTACGATCAAATCCTGACCGACGAGCAGGCGGCAAAACTGATCCCGAACCAAAAAACGACCGCGGCCAAGGCTGGCACGTGGCCCCGGAATTACGCGATCTGCGCCTTGCTCCTGACGAGCAAGATCAGAAACTCCGAGCTTCTGGACCTGACCCTTTCCGATCTGGATTTTCGGAACGGCGAGCTGACGGTTTCGCACGGGAAGGGCGATAAATTCCGCGTGACAGAGTTCTCTCCCTTCGCGCAGTCAGCCGTCCGGCTCTATCTGCTGTCCGGCATTCGTCCCGGCAATCTGCCGGACAGCGCTCCCCTGTTTGGAACGACTGCGGCGCACACCTTCGGCGCGGAAGCTGCCGCAGGCGGAACAGAAAATTTCCACGCCGGAACGGCCCAGTGGCTGTCATCGCTCGTAGAGCGGCACGTCTACGCAGCGACCGGCGTTCGGAACGTCCGGACGCACGACCTCCGCCACGTCGGAAGCCGTCTGGCCCTTAACGCAGGTGCCAGCATGGAACTGCTTCAGGCTGAACTCGGCCACAGCTCCATGAACACGACGCAGATTTACTCCGGGCGCCTGACGATGCGGCGCGGGCAGAACGCCGCCGCCGCCGTATTTTCCCTGATGAACGAATGGGCGGAGCGGAACCAAAAAACGGCGGACGCCCTCGAACGCGCCGCCGGAGCGAACCAAAAATTCGCATAATTCAATCTTTGCATAAATATACGGAATTGGAGAGACCGAAAATGCCATATAAACCTTCCAACAGCGTGCACGTAAACAATTACGTGAAAAAAGCCTACGACCGAATTTCGATCGTCGTCCCGAAGGGAACCCTCGACGCTTATAAGCAATTTGCAGCCGAGCGCGGCATGAGCGTAAACGCCCTGTTCAACACCGCCGTCAACGAGCTGCTTCTCAGAAACGGCGCAGAAATCCCGAAAGGAACCTATGAGAAGAATCATAGGCAGGACTGAAAAACGATGCGCGATTGGATGGCCGGACGCGCAGAAGCAAAACCCGCAGGCGGAACTGAAAATTCCGTCTGCGGGCTGTTTTTGCGTTTTTAATAGATCAGCGTAGCAACGTAGATTCTGGCCCCGTCAGTTTCCGATTCCGTACCGCCGCCGAGGATTTCGTTGTAGTTTCCTTGAATCACGGCCCCGACACCCACGTCCGGCTCTTCCTCTGCGTCCGGGGAGAGAACGCTCGTATGATACCATCTCAGCGTTGTGCCGCTGACGGAAACCCGCAGGTAGTACATCCACGGGCTGGACGAAAAATATTGATCTCCGCCCTTCACAAGCGAAAGCCCGATTCCCGCGTTCGGGAACAAAACCAGAACGGAATCCGAGTTCCTGTCAATTTCCGGCGTCGGCGGGGTATAATTCGCAAATCCGGTAGACCGGATCAAAACCATCGTGGGAATCTGCTCGTCCGGCAGCGTGAATGACGTTTGACTGTTTTCTCCCCATCCGCCGGAGCCGAAATAGGTAACGGTCTCGTTTGCTCTCTTTCTCCCGTTCACGGCGGTCATAACCGCCGCCACAGCCGCCGGTGTTGCGGCCCAGCCGGTAGAGGAATTGTTGGGCGAATCTGTTCTGTCCGTCAGCTTTACGTGTCCGAACTGCGAATTGGTCGCTTTGCCGTAGCTGGTGGAAGCGCTCGCGTGATTTGTCGGAGCCTGGCAGCCCTGAACGGTCTGGGAAAGCGCGTTCAGCTCCGAGGCGTCGATTGCCTGCCCGCTCCCGTTTGTCCAGGTCGGCGCAACGTATCTGTTGTTTACGATTGGCATGAAAAATCCTCCTTACGTAATGGTGATGGACGGATAATCGGAAACCGATGTCGCGTTGATCGTCATGGTTCCCGTCGGCCCGAGCGGAACCGAAAATCCGTTAATCAGATGCCGCTCCATCGGGTTTCCGGGTTTGTCCGGCCTTGAAAGCTCCACGATCGAGTTTTCCTGCAAGTGGAACAGCGGCGCGCAGGTGATCGTAACGGATTTCTGAAGCGCTGCCGCTCGCTTGAGCTTCCACGCCGCATAGTCGCGGCAAATCTGATTGGTTCCGAAGCCGGAATTGGTTTCACGGAGCGTTCTTCGCCCGATCAGACGGATATTGGTGTCCGAGCGCGGGTCAAGGTTTTGCGCCCGCCCGCCTGCTGTATAAGCGGTCAATCTCGCGCCGGTCACGATAAAATCGTTGCATACCTCGTCCTGCTTGTGTGCCGTGGAGAAGGAAATCAGCGTCGGGTCTTTCTCCAAAAAACGCCAGGAAACGGGTTTTGTGGAATCCTCCACGTCCTCCTGTGACGGATCGATCCGCAAAACGCCGTTGACGTCGTAGCCGATCACGCCGCCGAGCATCGTATTCAGACCGAGGATCACGTCCGCATAGGTTCCGTCTTCGTTGCTGACGGTCAGCGTGTACGGAGTTAAAAGCGCGGAAACGACGGACGAATCCGGAAGGGTCTGCGTCAGGCTGTCGTAATAATGCGTGAATACGGGCGGAACCGAATCGATGACCTCCCCGTTTCCCTTCTCCAACAGCAGGGTTTGACGGATCGCATTGAAAATATTGGTTCCGATATTCACCTGATAGGTTCCTTCCAGCTTCCCGTGAATCGTTCCGTCCAGGTTCCCCCATTTGTCGATCAGCTCATAGGAGATCGTTCGCGCCGCCGGATTCGTTGCCTCGTCCGGGTTCCGAACCAGAAAAACGCCCATCGGCAGATAGTATTCCGTCCGGTCCGGCAAGACCAGACCGCAGTCCACGGCGATTTTCGTGCCGAACCAAATCTTATTGACGGCGTATTCAAATTCCCGCCGCTTGGTGATCGCCAGCTCCACGCCGGCAGACCGCCGCGCCCCGTTTTGGAAGTTTGCGCTCAGGCTTCCGTCCGCGATAAAAGCAATGGAATTTGGATTGTGCTCGTTGTTGTCCGCCGAGAAAGCAGTTGTTCCGTCCGGGTTCAGAAACCGAAGCCGTGAAAGATTCCTGTGCGGTCTGCGAAGGGCCGCCAGATATGCGCCGAAATTCCGCGCCGTGTTTTGTGCGTCCATCCTGCCGCCTCCCTTACAGATTGCTCAGATTATAGGGTCCCATGACGACCGCGTTGTCCGGGCCTCCGAACCACAAAACCAGAACCACGGTTCCAACTGAAACGGAAGCTGCGGAGGCGGCGTAGGGAAGATACTGCGTCACCGCATTTCCGGCCGCGTCCTCGTCGAACTGCTTCACCACGCCGATCTTCCCGCCGCTTGCCGCGCTGGAAACGGTGGCGAAAAAGGAGCCTACCATTCCGAGGGATTTCAGCTTTGGCTTGATGGAATGATTCCAGATGTAGTCTCCGATCCGGTCAGCCATCATCTGAAAAGCCTGCATTTCGTCCATAGCTTTTCACTCCTTATTCCTTGACGGACAGCATAGCCCGGTCTGCGCTTCCGATTTCCACCCATGGGATCGTTGCCGTCTGGGGCTGCGCGGCGGTGTTGTCTCCGGTTTCCATGCTGATTTCGCCGGAAATTGCAATCTTCCAGAGATCGCCCTTCCGGTTCTTCAAAAACAGGGTGTTTTCCGTGGTGGAGAGGGCGTAGATGGCGTCCCGCAGAGAAACGGTATCGTTCTTGTAGACGCCTCCAGACGCGGCCCCGATCAGCCCGGTCAAAGTACCGCTCTTGTAGTTCCAGGGCGAGCGCTGAACCAGCGGATATCTGGTGAAGTTTTGCAGAATGTTCGGTCCGCTGTTGTTCCCAACTGCTCCGCTTGTCACGTTCGCGGAAAATTGATATTCTGCTGCAACGGAATATCCGTCTTCGTCGCTCCCGTCCGCCTCGATGATCGTCCATCTCCACCAGCAGGGCGTGAGCTTTGCAGACCGAAAAACCGCCAGAAGGTCCAATTTCCCGTTCAGCGAGGTCTGCGCACCGGGCGCGCACAGGTACGTGAAATATTGAGCGCTCACGCCGGAGCGAGGCGCGTAGTCCAGAATGGTTTCCGTGCCGAACGGATAGGTTCCGACCTTCCGAAGCTCCGTTCCCCCGTCCAGACGGTAGACCTGAACCTCCGTCACTCTGGAAATATCCACGTTCGGAGTACCGGCGTTCATTCCGTTGTTTGCGAAGTCCGTATAGAAGGCGTCTTCTCTCCCGCTCCGGTCAAAAAGCCCATTGTTTTCCAGATCAGATTGCTCCTGCGCCGTCAGTGTGGAAAGGAAAATTTGCATGAAGTGTAAAACCGCACCGGAGCCGAAAAACCGAACGCTGGCAATCGGGCTGTTCGTCTGGTTCTGATACAGAGACAGAATTTCGCTGTTCCCCGCTGTACCGCCCGTGTTCTCCGCAGGGTAAAGCGAAGCGGAAGGATAGAGGGATGTTTGCGGGAAAAGTCCGCCCGTCGTCTTGCCGAGATAGTAGGAAAAAACGAACCGCTGATTCCCGGCAGGCTTCGAGATGGCCATCAGAATATCCGCGCTCGCCGGAATGTTTGGGATGGTCCGCGTAACGCCTCCGGCAAACAGCGTGAGCGAGGACTGCGCAAAAATCACGCCGACCGGCGTTCCGTTTTCCAGCGTCAGCAGAACCTCAAAATTGAGATGGCGCGGGTTTGCGCTGAATACGACGGTCCACGGCGCGGAGATGTTCGCGTCCTCCGTGTTCCATTTTGCGGCTCCGCCCTCGAACAGCTCCAGATGACCTTCGTAGATTCTTCCGTTCGTCAGCGTTCCCTGCATCTGAACCAGTTGATTCAGGGAAACGCGAACGGCTGTTTTTCCGGGCGCGCATTCCGCTCTGACCGCCCCGACGCCGGATGAGATCGCATAATCGCAGTCGTATATTTTCGCGTCTGTGACGGTAACGCCGTCCTCCGTCTGAAGCTCGATGGCGGCCTTGTACTGATTTCCGGGAAAAAAGCCTGCCACGGAGATTCCGCCCGAAAGCACGGAGCCCGTCACGCCGTACACCCGTCCGCTGTCAAACAGCACGGCCCCGGTCGCGTTGTTCGTAACCGTCCATCTTGCGTAGTTTATTTTTCTGTTCTGCGCCTGGATATAGTTCGCGCCGAAATCGCAGACCGATCCGGTGATGGTGCGCGGATAGGTCGCGCCGCCCGTGATTTTGAAAATGGACAAATACGGCTCGCTCCGCCCGACCATCACGGCGGGCGAGTACGTGGTGATGGATTTCGTATCCGACCAGTAGGAGGTGATGATATAGTGGTATGTGTTGCCGTTTTCCAGCTTGCCGGAAAAATCGCTCCGCCGCATGGTGAACTCCATGCGGTCAACGTTTCCGTAGGCGTCGGTTCCGCTGTGCGGGCAGTTCGCGTTGACGATTCCGGTGTTGTAAACCGCCGTTGTTGGATTGTTTGCGTTATAAAAAACGATTCTGAATTTTGTCAGCGCGGTATTTCCGTTGACCTGCCAGGAGATCGTAAAATCCCTGGACAGGTCAACGGTTCCGGCTCCGATTCCGGCCTTGTAATCCGGAAGAATGTTTGTCGGTTGATAAAGTGCCATTTCAACCTCCGATCAAGAGTTCACGAACAGATTCAGCTTCCCGGCCATCTGCGCGAGTTGGTATACGGTCGTCGTTTTTGCCTGCGCCTCGCTGAGCGTAAAACCGCCGAAATTGTAATTCACCACGCTCCCGCCGCCCGTCTGCGCCTTGCCGCCGTTTGCGCTCCCGGTCAGATTTGCGTACCACCCGGATGCCATGAGCGCGTTTTGCAAATTTGCGCCGTTGGTCAGAACGCCGGACGCCACCTTTGCCAGATCGGAAGCGCTCAGCCCGGAAACGGAATCCTGGTAGGTTTTCAGCGCGGATTCCACGGCTTCCGCGTTCGCCTGCCACTCCCATCTTCCGGTGCTCGCGTTGTAGACGCGGACGTTTCGCTCGTTCATCGCCTTTTGCAAGGCAAGCTGGGCGTCCACCGCCCGCTGGATCGCGTCGGCGGTAGCCTCTGTCGAACTCTGGATTTTGTTCTGAATGTCGTACCATTCTTTGGCCAGATTGTTGATTTCAACCTGGCTGCCGCCGATGGATTTCAGATAGTCCGCTTCCGCCTTGATCGCGTCCTGAATCTGCCGCTGTTTTGCGATCCGCTTGTCCTCGCTGTCTCCCCTGGCTTCCATCAGGGAAAGCTCGGATTTCAGCAGGGTCACGCGATCCTTCAGCGCCGTCAGTTTTTTATCTTCCGCCGATTTTGACGAGGACGAGGAAGAACCCGATTTCCCGGAGCCGGATTTCCCGGAGCCGGATTTCCCGGAGCCGGACCCTTTCCCCGTTGTCGTTGTCGGCGTTTTGTAATTACCGATCGCCGCGATTTGCGCGTCCAGCTTTGCAATGTCGTTTTCCGTCGCGGCAATCTGACCGGCCGTGATGGCCATCATTCCGCCGAAGCCTGCCACGGCAGCCACACGCTGCATACCGGTCAGGGAAGCAGCCGCCCGCATCGCTTCCGTCCGAACCGCCGCAAGCTGCGCGACCAGATTCGCGTAGTTCGCCTGCTTCGCCGCCCGCTCGGCCTCTAACTGCGAAATGGTGTAATCTGCAAGGCTCGAATCCGCCAGCATCGCGGCCTTTGCCGCGTCGGTCAACTGATTCGATTCGTCAAACAGGGCGGCAATGTTTCCCCGCGCCGCCTCCTCCGCGCCTTTGTTGGCTCCGCGCAGCTCGTTTAGGGCCGCAACCGCTCCGGCGGCCTTCTGTTCTACGGACTGCTCTGCATCTGCCAGCGTGCCGGTCGCGCTCGCCGCGTCGGAAACAGCCTTGGAAAACTGCGGATACAAAGCGGCGAGCTGCGAGAGCATTTCCTTCTTGATGGCAAGCGCTTCATTGGATCGCAGAATCTCAATAACGGCTTCCGCATACGCTTTCCCGCTTTCGATCGTTGCCCCGCTCAGCCCCATTTCTTCGAGCTTCGCTTCCGCCATCAAGCGGTTGTATTCGGTGTAAATGCCGCCGTACTTCTCGATCCGAGCGCCTAAGTCTGCGTATTCCTTCTCCAGTAAGGACAGCAGCTCTTTTTCCTGCGCGGTCAGATTGTTGTTTCGCTTGCGCAGCTCTGCGATTTTATTTGCGATCTTCTCGTATGCGTCGTAAGTGTCCGTTCCGATCCATCCAAGAACGTCAAGGTTGAGATCTTCATTGTTGTCGTGTTCCCCTGGGATTCCACCTTCCGGAATGTTGAACAGCTCGCCCTTGTACGCATCCCACAGATCCCGCGAAACCCAGATGTCCGACCCCCATTCCATCTGTTGCTTCGCTTCGTCATACAAGGAGGAAAGGTCTGCGATTGACTGGTCCCGCTGCTTCTTGATCTCCTCGTCGATCAGACCGAGGCCCGTTTTCCGCTCTGCGTTCACGCCCTCCAGGGCGGATTTTTCCAGCCCGTAGGTCTCGATCAGCGTTTGCTTCCAGCGGTCCAGTTCCTTCGCCTTTTCGGTCTCCGTCGTCTCGCTGTCCACAATGTCCAGATATTCCTTCCGCAGCTCCTTGAGACCGTTGATCTGGTCGCGTGCCGTTTCCGCAGACTGCGCCGCTTTTCTGATCGCTTCCTCGTGGGCCTGCGCTGCTTCCTCCTGCGCCTGCTTGAGCTTGTTGGCGACAAAAATGAAAATGGAAATAGCCGCCACTACTCCGACCGCTGCGACGTGATACATATTCAAGGACGCCGTTGCCGCGTTGATCGCAGACGCCTCCGCGCCCTTTGCCGTGGTGTCGGCTTCCGAAGCCGCTGCGCTCGCGTTCGTAGCCGACGCGGAAGTTGAGGTCGCCGCCGTCTCCGCCGCCGTTGCCGCCGCGTTTGCCTTGTGCTGAACGACCTGTTTCAGAAGCTCGTCGGAGTATTCAATTCCGGCCTTCTTCGCCGCCCGCTGCGTCGTGGTGTAGAGGCGGATGTATTTCACGATGTTCCGCAGTCCGCCGCCGAATTCTCCGATCAGCATCTTGACCTTGGAGATCATCGTCAGAAGGTCGCCGAGCTTCCAGAGCGAGATTCCCGTGCCCACAAGTGCAATGGCTGTTCCCAAATCTCCGATGCCGGTAATCAGCTCGTTCAGCAGGTCGAGCGCACCTTTAATCACGCCTGAATCAATCGTTTTTGCAACGAATTCCGCCCATGAATTCTTCAGAACGCTTACTTTGCGTTCCCAGGAATTCATAGCGTTGTCGATTTCCTTGTCAGCCGAGCCTGCGGCGTTCTTGAAGTCCTCCAACATGGCCTCGTACATATCCCAGTTCTGGATAATGGCAAGAAGCTGGGAGGAACGGAGCTTGCCGCCGATGTCGGAAACCATCTGAACGAGTTCCTGCTCGCTCAGGACGCCTTCCTTCATGGATTTCGCCAGGCCGGCCATCGCCTTCATCGGGTCGATCACGTCCCCGGTTGCCTGCGCTGCGTCGTACGCGTCTTTTGAGTATTTCTTGATAATGTCCCGCAGACCCTCGATCTCTCCGGTCGTCCAGGTGACGCCCTCGTCAATCTCGGTTTTGGTGTCCCCCGCAATGTTCAAAAACAGAGCGCGTAACGCCCGTGCGCTTTCCGCGCCGCTTCTCTGCGTGACCGCCGTAATGGTTCCGATTCCGGCAGCCAGCTCGTCGATCGTGACGTGCATCTGCGCGGCGACCGGAGCCACGATGCCCATGCCTTCGGCGATTTTTTCGATGCTCGTTGCGTACTTGTTGTCAAGCTCGTTTGCGCCGTCCAGAACCTTCGTCAGCTTCTCGATGGAGCCTTGATACTGGTACGCCTTGTCAACCGCCAGCAGAAATTGGTTCGCCGTGTTCGCCGTGGTATCTCCCACGATCTGCGTTTTCAGCGACAGCTCCGCCAGTGCTTCGGCCTGGTCTCTGTATCCGGCTCTGGCAAAGGAGGCAACGGAAGCGAGATAATCTTGCGCGGATTCGCCGTATTTGGACGCGGTTGCGTAAGCCCCGCGCTCAATGGACGCCATCTTCTCGTCCGAAAACCCCGTTACCTTTCGGACGGTGACAAGCTCCGCGTCAACGTCCTTGATCGTGGAGAGCGCTTCCTTCATCGAGGATGTAAAGGCTTTCAGCCCGAAGCCGATGGTTCTCCAGATCGCCATTCTTCGGACGGTCTCGCCCATGGTTCCGTTGAATACTACGGTCTGCTTTGCGCCGGTGTCGATCTCCCGCCAGAAATTTTTCATCTCTGCGGAGGTCTCCGCCGTCGCTGTTTTTGCCAGCTTCATGGCGTTCGCGGTTCCCGTAATTTTGACGCTGGCCCCGCCGGATGATTCTTTGAGCTTTCCGAGCTCGGTGTTCAGATTTCGGACGGCAGTCGCTTTTTTCTCAATGGTATTTGCCTGCGACCCGCCGATCTCCAACTGGATCGTCTTATTCGAAAGACTGTTGACGTCCTTTGTCAGCTTGTCCAACTGACTTCGTTCTACGTTTACCTTCAGATCGATTTCTGCCATTTGCGTCCGCTCCTTATGTTCAGTAGCCGCGCTTCTTCATTTCTGCCTGCATCAGATCGTTCCATGGGACGGCCTTTTCGGATTCTTTCATATAGGGTCTCGGTCCCGGTCCGTGCCAGCCGTAACCCTCTAATCCGTATTTGTCCATGACGGCGCTCTCCCATCCTTCTTCGATGGCGTCCGACAAAAGCCCCTCCGGATGTCCGGAAGCTCCGTTGATTGTATAGTCCGTGAAAGCTCTGCCGGCGTGTGGGCTCCACGGATGGTCGTCCTCGATGGTCAGCGTCTTGGTTGCCACGTCGTAGCTTTGGACAAGGTTCTGCTCGTCAAATCCGCGCCGTACCCGCATGGCAGGCTCCGACGCATGATAACCGTATACGATGTCCTCATATTTTTGCCGGATCACAGATACGGCATATTGGGCGACGCCGCCCAGTGCAGCCGCCGAAATATCCAAATCTAATTGTTCCTCAAATTTTGCAATATCCGCTTCAATTCCGGTTCCGTTCACGCCGTCACCCCCTAAAAGCGCATAGTTCAGCGGAGCGATTTCGATCCGTTCAAATCTGCGCTTTTGTACGGCAAGCCTCCGGTGTTGCCCGGAGGCCTGCCGTTTTTCTTGTTCGCTTATCCTGCGGTCACGACGACCGTGCTGTAGCCCGTCAGCGCGTTCACGCCGTCGTTATAGCTCGCGGTCAGATTCGCGGTTCCGGCAGCAACGCCGGTCACAGCGCCGGTATTGGCATTCACGGTTGCGATGCTGGTGGTCCCGCTGGTGTAGCCGGAGAGGAACTGCGGATCGGCTCTGGCGAAGGAGCCTTCCTCCGTGAACAGATACCAGGTGGGGGAAACCGTCTCGCCGGTTTTCACGTTCACGGAACCGACCGTGCCGAGCGCGGCAAAAATGCCCGTCTCGTCGCAGGGAACGTACACGTAGTAGGCCAGCGGCAGACCCATACCGCGGCAGTCAGAGCAGCCGGATTCCACGACCTCGGAATCGTATGCGATGGCCTGACCGCCGTAGCTGGTCGTGTCGTTGTTGCTCTGGTCGCCGTTCACGCCGCCGTTCGCGCCCAGCTTGAGGTAGGGGACGGTGATGTACAGCGTACCGGTTCTGGTGGAATTGTTCTCGGCTGCGCCGTTTTCGTAGACGGGGAAGGAGATGACTGCCGTGACGATAGCCGGGTCCATCGCGGTGGTGATCACAGCGCCCTTCGCGCTGGCCTTGTTCGCGTGATACCAGACCTTATAGGTGACGCCGCTGGTGGCGGAGAAGCCGGAAATCGCGCCGCTGTCCGGGTCGATCTCATAGGCGATGCCGCCGATGGCGACGGGAGAAGGCGCGCCGACCTCCTGCACGTAGCAGTAGATTTTGTTCATGCCGTAGCCTCGCACGGGCGTACCGCTGGTCTTTGCGATTGCCAGCGCCGCGCCGGTCGCAGTGACTTCCTCGCAGACCAGAACGGGAGCGCCCTGCGTGACCGTTGCGCCCATCTGTGCGGCCTTCATATCGAGGTTGAAGTCAGCCGAGGTCAGATCAACGGTCAATCCGGCGTCGGAGGGAAGAATCGCGGCAACCGCGTTTCCGATGCCCGCACGAATCTCGCCCATCGTCACGGAGGTCTGGACGTTGCCGGTCTGAATCTTGTTGGAGTATCCCACAATGTTGCCGGTCTTGGGGCTGAATGCGACAATCTCGCCGAGGCCCTTCAGCCACTTTCTCTTGTCGGTAAAGGTAATCATTCGATGTTTCAACTCCTTTGTTGTTTCAGGTTGTTTTTGCGTTCGGATTCCCGACGGCCCGCTCTACAGCTCCGCCGCCAAACGAGTTGAGCGCGGACAGGGCCGTAGTCCCTTCCTTTTTGCGTGGGAAATACGGATTCGGAAACGGGTTTCCTTTTGTGAATTTGACCATGCCGGAGGATTCTGCAAAGCCGCAGATCATGTAATCCAGCATTCGCTTGAACGATTCCGCTCTTCGGTTGAGCTTCAGGATAGCCCAATCTCCGATCTCGTCCTCGTCCGTTCCGGTCAGCGCAGCGACAGCGGCGATCATGTGATCCGGGTCTGCGTCGAGATTCGCCGCGTTGATCTGCGCAATCTCCGCTTCGCAGTCCACAAGCTCCGGGTTCGCGTCCTTTGGCTGGATCGTGAGCCCGTTTTGGGCCGCCAGAACCGGTCGCATTGCTTCAAAGTCTGCCGGGGTAATTTCTCTCGCTTCCCCGTCAATCGTGCAGCACAGGGCTTCCAGGCTGTCGGGGCGTCCCCTCTCGGCCTTTATGCCGAAAAGCTCCGCTATGTTCGGCGTTTCCTCGTCCGGCGAAAGCCGTAACGCCAGAGCCAGAAACAGCATCGTCTTGGAAAGCAGTCCGGTAATTGCCTGCCCCTGCGTCATCAGGTCGAAATCCAATTTGTAGTACGCGGACAGAAGCGGCATCGATATAAGCGGGAATTTCATGCGCTGCTGCATATACTCGATTGCAGGGCGAGCTTGCAGAAACGAAAGATAATTCCTGACGCGGATTGGGTGAAGAAGAAACCCGTTCACCGCAATCGGCTTGTATCGGTTCACTTTTCCGCGAAGATCAGCAGGAAGTTCGTTCAGATTCATCTCTTTCCTTCCTCGTCATCCGGTAGGATCGTTTATGGTTTTCTCCGTACCATCGCGTCCAGCGCGTCTAATCGGGCCTCGATTGCCGGGATTCGTTTTGCAAATTCGTTGTGTGCCCGGACCTCGTTGGTCAGATTCGTGATCTGCGTCTGCGTTACCGCGTGGTTTTTTGCGATCTCTCCGCTCAGCTTGGCGTCCGTCATCTCGCTTTGATGCTGGAATGCGTCCATCATGCGGCTCTGCTGCCCGCGTGAGGTAAAATATTGCCCAGCCAGCGTAAGCATCCCGGTAATCACGGCGACCAAAACAGCTTCGCTCATGTCAGCCGCCCCCCTTCGTGAGATATGCGTTCGGGAAAACCTTCTGCACGGTTGCGAGATAGTTCTCCGCATATACCCGGTTCCTAAACGCCCCGACCTGTACGCGGTAAACGTCCGATCCCGTGTCGGTTTCAGGCGATTTCAGCGCCGCCTTGACATCGCGCCGGAATCCGTCCATCGTGTAGCCGCTCTTGCAAGCGTTCCAGTATTTGAGCGGATCGGCCCTGACGGCAGATTTGCCCTGCTCGTAAACCTCTTTGTGACCGAGGATGTTTTCGATCTTGATTGTCGGAAACATCTTGACAAGGTAGGCGCACAATTCTACCGCCGTTTTGTAGGTTTTCCGGCAGTAGTCCAGATCGGAGTGCGGCCCCTCGCAAATCTCAAACTGGATATAGAGCGGCGCTTTGGCTTTGCCGTTATAGCAGCCGTTTACGGTTCCTTTCGGCCCGGAGCCGCTGCCCCAGCAGGGGGACTGCCAGGGGAGAAACTGGCAAACGGCAAGGGAGCCATTGGCAACTGTGCCGATGAACGCATGGACGGCGGCAGTCGCGCCGGAACGGTTCCAGGAATTGTTGTTGGGATTGTCGCCCAAAATCGAGGACATTTGGGAGGCAGAAACGGTCTCGCCGTTGTCGCTCATGCCGGAGGTCTGCCCTGCGGCGGGTTCGTCGTAGCGGCTGATTCGTTTGTTGTTTGCATCGGTGGTGTGAACGACGATCCCCTCCGGCACAAGGCTGATCCCGTTGTAGCGCGTGTAGCACGGATTTTTGATCCCGAGGCATTGCAGAAGACGGAAGCTCATTCCGCGCCACCGCCCTTTTCTGCGTCCTTTTCCGCGTCATCCTCCAGATACGGGGCCAGGTCGCATTCCGCGCAAGCGCCGTCATCGGGGATCGGGCTGCCGTCCTCGTCGTACTTTTTGTATGCCTTGACGGTAACATGGCATTCGGCCTCGTCGCTGGCCTGTTCCTCCCGCACCTCCGGCAGACCCGCGAGGCTCGTGAGCAGGGACAAGACGCCAGCCAGCGCGGACGCGGACAGAACCGCCAGCCAGTTCACACGCTCGATCAGCGCCGCCGTTCCGATGGTAGCCACGGCAGTCTGGGCCACGGTGCGCAGGGCGCGGACAAAGGCCGCTTTCCACCAAGTTCTGTTGATGTTCATAGGTAAAACCTCCTTGTGAT